TAATTCTCTTTCTTTTTTAGTTACGTCATCATTAATTGCAGTTGTAGGTTGCGGTAAATCTATGTCAGAATAAAAACCAGCTACTTGTTGTTTTCTTAAATCATTCTCTGACATTTTTAAAACGTGTATGATAGCTTCTGCATCGTCAAGAGATGTTGCTGAGTATGGTACAATTAAATCGTCTGCTGGCACAAACTTAGATACAGCTCTACCTAATAAATCATCGTAGTAAACTTTTTTAAACGTAGATCCTGCAAGTGGTAGATGAAATAACATTTGATCAAACTCTGGTTCGTACTCAGACATTTTTTCCATGAGTTCGTAATTCATGTATTCTTTTACTCTTTGTGCTTGTGCTTCTTTTTGTGGATCACTGTTACCAACGATCTGTGTTCTGATTGGCCCCTCTGATGGTAATAATTCTTTGTAAGCTCCTGCTTGGAATTGTGTTACAGCTTCTGCTAGCACAGGGTGCGTGGCACCTGAAGCACCTTGGAAAGGCTCTGTTCTGTTTTCATATTTAAATCCTAAAAGATCTAAACCTTCTGTGTATCCTTTTTCCCAATCTTTTCTAGAAGCTTTGTAATCCATATAGTTTTGGAAAAGTTCTGAACCTATCGGATCTAAAATATCGTCCGGTAATAATTCTGCTAAATTGTCAAAGTGATTGGGTTGACCTTCAATATTTACTTTGCTTGGATCAAAATCTAATTCAACACCGCCATCTTCTGTTGGTGTAACTTGCACTGGTTCTTTCAGTGCTTCTTCTTGTTTTTCTAATTCTACTTGTTGGTCAGGTCCTTCTATTTTTACAGAGGTTCCTAACTCCGAAAGACTCTTATCGATATCTGCCATTATTTACGCTCCTTGATAGGTCTAACATTTTTGGCTACATAAGGCAACCCGTGTGGTGTAGGCCCTGATTTTGGTGGGGGTCCAGAATCATCGCCTGCTATCTTCATAATACCACCACCTGCTTTATCTGATCTCCCAGTTATTTTTAGTCTAAGCTGATCCATTCTTTTATCACCCTTAGTTCTTATTTTATCTATTTTAAGCTCTGATGGATCTTTTAAAATTCTTAATAAAAAATCATCTCCAATAGCCTCTGGATTTATACCCATCTCTTTTAATTCATCTAAACTATATTTCTTACCATCTTTAGCTAACAAATCTAATATATCATCAATAGAGTCTAAACCAGCTGAGACATCACCTGCATCCCCATCAGCATCAGGTAATAAAGTATTTTCTTCATAATTGTCTGGAACTCTTTTTGGTTTGCCTGCATCATCTAATATTGTTTCAGGTGGCTCGTAATTTATTTCTTCTTTTCTAATTATACCTTCTACAGTTTCGTATTCACCATCACCAATAGGATAACTGCCACCACCCTCAGTGTCTTTTCTAATAGAAATTTTACCTGTAGATATATCCTCTGTTAATTCATAACCATTATAGTCGTAAACTTTTTGTCTTTCTAGTGTTGAGGCTTTATCTGTAATATCTTTACCTTTAGATTTAATTAAACCAACAAAGTCAAAGAAGTATTTTGGTGTGCCGCCTTTTGTTACAATCTCCTCTGTAACTTTTGCAGCTTTAGGTGCTTTAGTTAAAAAATCTAGTCCTAAGTATTTAAGAAAAGCAACAGCACCACCAGCACCGATAGATAAAACTATATCTCTTCTTGTTTGATCTACACCTTGTTGGGCTACTTTGTTTTCTATCTCTTTGTTAATTTTATCTACTGCAGTTCCTGATGCACCAAGATCTTTAAGCTGTTTAAATAGTTTAGGAAACTTTTTAATTAAAAAATAAGGTGTTGCTGGTCCAAAAACCTCTGCTCCAAACTGTAAAAATTCTCCAGTTACTTCTTGTGGATTTGTTCTTTTTTCTTCTGCAGCTTCTATCTGTGCAGATGATATACCTAGCAATTCTCCAATTCCGCCCTCTGCTATTTTACGTGTAAGTTTTGGATCAATAGTTTCTCCAAACCTTTCTAGTTTTCCCTCTTGACCTGTAATAAAATCTCTAGCTAATCCTGTTACTGCAAACGGAAATCTAAATGCAAGTTCTGGTATATTAGCAGCACCTCTTAATCCTTTCTGTGCATAGTATGGATAGGCTCGTGGATCTAGAAACTGCGTATTAAATTGTTGTGCTAAACTTCTATCATCATCTTTACCAAAAATACTTTTATCTAACTTGCCCATTGGTGAAGTGTCATATAAGAATTGTTTTCTAACCTCGGAACTATTAAGAGCAGCCAAAGCTTGATCTATTGTTGCTTCTGATTCTATAGGTTTAGGTGATCCATCTTTAAAACCAACACGGCCACCCATAGCTGCCATGAAAGGATTGTCAATGTCAGATATTTCTAATTCGTTTGTATCACCAAATCTTTCATTTGCTTCTTCAAACATTTTTCTTCGTTCTGCTGACTCTGGTTCTGGAACTTCGTCTGCTGTGCCAATAGGTGCGTCAGCACCAAATTTTTCTTTAACCTTATCAATAAGGCCTTTTAACTTATCTTCTCCTGCTTGCATATTAAATATAGGTTTAAACTCCCCTGTTTCCTTATATTCTCTTTGTTGTGCCAACAAAGCTAAAGGCACGTTAACAGCTTTTCCAATTAAAGGATCTTTTAAAAAATAAGATCCAGCACTCAACAACGCTTCGTTCATGGGAGCACCGCTAGCTGTCATAAGAAAGAAATCTATGGGCGCTAAAGCTACAGATGAACCAGGAACCTTTCTAAGAAAAGGTGATGCCTTATCCATAAAACTTTTAAATAAGAAAGATTTATTTGTGCTTTGAGTTGCAGCGCCACTTTTAATGTCCTGGTTCCTAACTTCCATAATTCTTTTATTCAAACCAGGTTTTTGTTTTAATAATTCATATGTTTCTTGAGGTATTTTTGGGTTAAAAAAATCTTTAGCAACACTGTCCACGTTAACGTCAGGAAATTTTAATTTTGCTATTTCTATTTCTTTAGCGTCCAAAAGTCCTGCTCCTTGAATATTTATTGTGTTTTTTAATTCTTGTATTGCATTTCTAATTAAAGGTATTCTGTTTGCAAAAGTACCACCCGTAACCGATGGTCTGTTTTTATTTACAAATTCAAACTTACCATTTTTATTTAATTTTAATTGATCGACATCAATATCAAAAGTATCTGTAAAATTTTTTGCTCTTGTAGCTAGTGATTTATCTAGTTCTTGTTTTGTTATCGTTCCTCTTAAATATTTACCCACATCACTTAAAACAGGTTGATCGTAAAAAAATTTTTGTAGCTGATTAATATAAGCAGGTCTGTATGTAAATCTGTCAGAGTAAAAAGTATTGGGAGCTAAAAGATTTTTATTTTTTAATTCACCAGCTGCCATAATAGGAAAATAATGAGAACGATTAAACCTTAACGTTGCATTGTCTCCTATACCTAATGAGTTATTAATTAATGTAGGTCTATGAAATTCTTTTGAAACACCTGGTTTAGCATCCCAAATTTTTGCAACTTTATCAGAACTAAAACCAGCATCTAAAAATTTTCTATATCTTGTAGTTTGTCCTTGTCTGAATTCATCTATTGGTCTATCTCTAACCTCTCTGGTTTCTATAAAGTCTCCAGTTGTTTTAATTTGTTTAATCTGTTTTTTATCTTTAACATTTTTATTTAACCAATCGTTTAATAATTTTTTTCGCGCGATAATAGATTGTTTTAATTTTTTTCCTCTTGGACTATTATCAGTATCATAGTCCGCTAGCTCTGTAGAAGACACTATTTTTTTACCTTCGTTAATTCCTTTAATTTTTAAAAAATTTGATGACCTTTTTGTATAATCTGAATTTATGAAATCATTAACATTATCAAATCCTGCATCTTTAATTAATTTCATAAATTTTTTATTGTCTTGTAAAGTAAATCTTAATTCATTTTTTTCTGCTGTGCTTAAGCCTCTGCCTTTGTTTTTTATAATATTGTTGAGAGCTTGTTGATAAAGTATTCCAGCTTTAACACCGTTTAATTGTGCTCTTTGTCTAACATCTAATCCGTCTTTTCCAAAAGATGTTTCTGCAGAAATTTTTCTTATTTTTTTTTGTTCTTTTTCATAAGTTTGTGGAAAAAATTTTCTTCTTACCCTTTCCCTAACTTTATTATATTCTTTT